TATGAAACCAATAAAGAGGTGGATATCTATTATGGTCGGCAATATCGAACTACAATCATTTGCCGGTCTATGGAGAAACCAGCAACCATTGTAGGTTTTAAAATTGGCCACGCCTTGATTGATGAGCTTGATGTTATGGCCAAGGTCAAAGCTCAACAGGCTTGGCGTAAGATCATCGCTCGTATGCGTTATAAGCAAGCTGGTTTGCTCAACGGTATTGATGTGGCCACAACACCAGAAGGTTTTAAGTTTACATACGAGCAATTTGTTAAAGAGGCAAATAAATCAGAGGCTAAGCGTAAGCTCTATGGAATGATTCAAGCTTCAACTTATGACAATGAAGCTAATCTTCCAGATGACTACATATCATCACTTTATGAGTCTTATCCGCCGCAATTAATTTCAGCTTATTTAAGAGGGCAGTTTGTCAATTTAACCAGTGGTGCTGTTTACCCCGACTTTGATCGAGTTCTAAACCACACGGATGAAGAAATTAAGAAAGGTGAGCCTTTACTCATTGGTATGGATTTTAACGTGCTTAAAATGGCTGCTGTGGTTTATGTCATTAGAGAAGGGAAGCCAAGAGCTTTAGATGAACTGGTTGGCGTGAGAGATACACCGACGATGTGTCAACTGATTAATGAGCGCTTTCCAGATCACGATATTACTGTGATTCCAGATGCTTCAGGTCAGGCAACATCATCAAAGAACTTCAGTGAATCTGATCATGCAATCTTAAAGAAAAATGGATTCAAAGTTGAAGTTAATGGTGTGAATCCCGGTATTAAAGATCGTATCACTGCAGTTAATGCACAAATTCTGAATGCTGAGGGTGAACGACACTTAAAAGTGAACACAAACAAGTGTCCTAACTTTACGGCTACTTTAGAACAGCAAGTCTATGATGATTTTGGAATGCCAGATAAAAGCGCTGGTTTGGACCACGTTGGGGACGCTGGTGGATATCCAATAGCTAAGAGATTCCCAGTCATCATTCAGAAAATATTTAAACGGCGCGCAATCGCTGGTTTTTCTCGTTAATCAATGCACCTTCTCAGGTGCTTTTTTATTGGTGTTTTTATGGCAGTTACTGATAAACATCCGCAGTATATTGCTGCACAAAAAAGCTGGGAGATTATGCGGGACGCCGTTGCTGGTGAAGAGCAGATCAAACAGGCACAAACAAAGTACCTAGCTAAATCGGCCGGAATGATTGAGGCTGAAAAGCAAGGTGATACGACTGGAGAGATTTATAAGGCCTATCTAAGTCGAGCTCAGTATCCGCTATGGGTTCAGGACGCATTACGCACGATGATTGGTTTAGTTTCAAAGCTGGAACCTAACATCGTAATTGAAAGTTCTCTGTTAAAGGGTTTGATAGAGAATGCAACCAATGATGGTTTTGGGCTTAAACAGCTCTTTATTCGCATTTGTTCAGAGTTGCTAGAGTTTGGGCGCTGTGGTTTGCTTGTCGATGTTGATGGGGCTGGTGTGCCATATTTCGCTCTATATGATGCGCTATCAATCATTAACTGGAAGGAAAACAGCATTGGTGGCCGTAAGGATCTAAAGCTGTTAGTGCTCGAGGAACAATTCGAAAATAGTGAAGATGAGTTTGGGCATGATACAAAGACGGTTCACCGTGTTTTATCTATGGTTGATGGTGCGCTAACTGTACGGTTATTTGATGGCTCTGTTGAAGAAGATAAAACGCCAGATCTCGGCGGTAATCAGCTATCTTTCACGCCGTTTGTTTTCTGTGGAACGACCGATAATTCTCCACAAGTTGGAACGGTACCATTGCTTACCATGGCCAAGGCAGCACTCAAGTATTACCAGCTAAGTGCGGATTATTACCAGTCACTTCACCATACAGCTCATCCGCAGCCTTGGATTAATGGACTTGAGGGTGATGAAGATATTAGCGTTACTGGTGTGATGGCTGTCTGGAGCCTTCCTAGTGAATCTCAGTGTGGTTATCTCGAAATTTCAGGTAGTGGCATTGAACTCACTAAAAAGGAAATGGATGCTCAAAAGAATTCGGCATTAGAAGCTGGAGCAAAGGTGATTGATACCAACTCACAAGAATCAGGTGAAGCACGACGTGCGCGTCAGGATGACCAACAAGCAAGCCTACATAGCATTGTCACTTGTGCTGCTGCAGCTATTGAACAAGCTATCAAATATGCAGCTCAGTGGTTAAAGCTGGATTCAACAAAATATGCATTTACGGTTGAACCTGAATTTATCGTTCAGCAATACGATATCAATCTGGCCAAACAACTTTATGAAGGTGCTATTGCCGGAAAGAACTCTTTCCGCACATATTGGGAATACCTGATGACAGGTAAATTACCAGCTCACGACTATCAGGAAGAAGTGAAGCGGGTTGAAGGTGAACGGGACAGTATGCCGTTGTAGAGGTGACGTATGGCTTCAAAAGAAGATAAATCATTGATTGAAGTACTTACCCAACATCAGGCGTACTTATATCGGGTGTCTTCTCAATCTGTTAATGAGCTACTAAAAATCTTTAATGATGAGTCAATATTAATGTTGGCAAAGCTTCGGGATTTGCTTGATGAATTAAATGATTCTGAAAAGATGGCTCTAGCAAGTGGACAGTACACTACAACTAATCTTAAAGAAATTCGTGATCTGATTGCTCAGTGGTTTATAGGACTAAATACTGCATTACCTGAAGCTTTCGCAGTTTCTGCTACTGCCTTGGCAGTATATGAAGCCAATTATACGGCGAAGCTATATGGCGGCAAGATCAAAAAGCCAAATGGTGAAAAGCTTTATGCAGCAGCTAAAAAAGTACCGTTGGTGGGAGGAGCACTGGTTGATGAGCTGCTTTCTAAGATTGCTGAAACTGCACGCCAAAAAGTTGAGTATGCCATTCGGGATGGTATCAACTCAGGTAAAACAAATCAGGAAATAGTTCAGCGCATTCGCGGCACCAAGCGGCTTAATTATGAGGATGGGCTTCTAAGTAGCAGTAAGACTGATATCGACCGTACGGTGAGAACAGTTCGTAGTCATGTAGCCAATCAAGCTTATCTCAATAGCTTTAACCAGATTGGCTTTGAATACGTAAGACTGGTAGCAACTTTAGACGGAAGAACTTCAAAACTTTGCGCAACTCTTGATGGTTCCGTATGGGAGATTAACGATCCGGCAAAGCGCGTACCGCCGTTGCATCCTAATTGCCGAAGTATTCTGGTACCTGTAGAGAAAGACGGGAAATTAGTTGGTGAACGGCCATTTGTTATGGACGAACGTCGAGTTAAAGACATCCCGAAAGAAGAGCGTAGCCAGTTAATAGGGCAGCTAGATGCCAATACTACGTTTAGAGAGTTCTTCAAGAAGACAGATGATTTCTTTCAAAGAGAATGGTTGGGGCCGAAACGTTACAAGCTCTATAAGGAAGGAAAATTTGATTTTGATAAGTTCTTCGATCCAGAGGGGCGGTTATATACATTGGACCAACTTCGAAAGTTGGATGAGCAAACCTTTAAGGAGTTGGGCTTATGAGTGAGTCAAGACATTTAGTGCTAAAGCGTCACCCTACTTTGAAAGGTTATCTGGTTATTTGTGATGAAGAAACTGGACAACCACTAGCTGGACAAAGAGCAGTACAGATGAATTCTGATGCCTTAAATGGACCTGCAACAATTACTGTAACTTTTGAAGCATATGGTGCTCATGGTGTTCGCTTACTGACTGATGAACCAAGGCCGACTCAAACAAAGCAAATGTAGCGAAAGGTACTACAAATGTCTGAAAAGCAAATCAATATGTCGGATGCTCAATATATTCTGAGCACAAAATTAATTCTGGTGCCATTTCTTCAAATTAAGATTTCAAGAGCCATGGCAATTTATGGTTTTACTTTTGAAAGATTAAAAGCGATTGCACTCATCAATTAGAACTTAATTTTTAACCTTAGCACCTTCGGGTGCTTTTTTTGTGAGAAGAAAATGATCAAAGAAGTAACAGAGCAAGAGTTAGCTGAAAAGTCTGTGGCACCCCGAGTAACTAAAGCGCAAATTGATTCATTGATGGAGCGTGTTACATATACGGTTGAGCAACGCCCCGGTGGCACGACATCTACTTTTGTCCATGCATTTTTAGATGGAAAGTTTTTCCTAGCAACGGGTTTTAGTGCATGTGTGAATGCTGAAAACTTTGATGCTGAAATTGGTGAGCGTATGGCTCGTGGAAATGCAGAAAAGTCAGCTGAAAATAAACTTTGGGAGCTAGAAGGCTACCGTTTATTTGCAACAAATTACTAAGTTTTCAATCGAAATTTAGCGTCCTTAGGGGCGCTTTTTTAATGCCTTGAGATAAGTCTTTACCCAATCAAACGAGAGGTTTGAACATGTCATTGCCATTTATTGTTGATTCACTTGATGCAATCAAAGAAGAACACCGAGCTTTATATGTCGAGGAAAACGGGAAGTTTCGCCTCGACTTAGAAGGTTATGAAGATCCAAAAGGTTTGAAATCTGCACTTCAAAGCGAGCGAGATGCTGCTAAGAATGCAAAGTTGGAACTTCAAAAACTTCAGAAACAATTTGAAGGAATTGATCCTGAAATTGTTAAGAAAGTCTTTGCTCAAATTGACCAGGATGAAGAGGCCAAATTAATCGCAGAAGGCAAGGTTAACGAAGTGATTCAGAAGCGCACCGAGAAGATGCGTGAAGAGCATGAAAAGTTACTGAAGGCCGAAAAAGAACGTGCCGATAAAGCCGAAGCTTATGCTCAAAAGTTCAAGCAATCAGTAATTCAAAGCCAAATTGTGCAGGCTGCAATTGAACTTGAAGCATTGCCAGAAGCGACCCCTGATATCGCCTTTTTAGCTCAGTCAAAGTTTGCATTAGATGAAAACGGCAAAGCTGTGGCAGTTGATGAAAACGGGGAAGTAGTCATTGGTAAAGACGGCCAAACACCGATGACCCCAAAAGAATGGGTTGAATCTCTACGCGAGCAAAAACCGTATTACTGGCCTAAACCTAATGGCATGGGCGCACCTGGTAGCAACAATTCAAAAGGTCAGCCAGACATTCTCAAAGCAGATGGCTCGGTAAATATGACCAAATTGGCGCAATTACGAAATGAAAACCCGCAACTAGCTAAAGAGCTAGCGGCAAAACACGGTATTAAACTTTAAGGAGTAAAGCCTAATGGCTGAGACAAAAATTGCTGATGTAATCGTACCTGAGTTATTTACTCCGTACGTATTAAATAAGACTGCCGAGAAGTCTGCATTATGGCAGTCAGGCATTGTTGGGGAGCTTGATGAAAAAGTCGCTTTTGGTACAGAAGGCGGTACCACAGTAAATATTCCTTTCTGGAATGATTTAAGCGGTGAGTCCGAAGTACTTTCAGATGGTAAAGCTCTTGGGGTAAATAACATCACGGCTGGTAAAGATATTGCTATTTTGCATGCCCGTGGTAAGGCTTGGGGTGCAAATGATTTATCTAAAGCATTATCTGGTGATGACCCATTGGGTGCGATTGCTGATCTTGTAGCAGATTACTGGGCTCGTGAATTTCAGGGGTTTACCGTAAATACACTTAAAGGTGTATTTGGGTCTGCAAGCATGGCAGGTAATACCCATGACATTTCGGCTGGTACTGGAGCAGCAGCCGTAATTGATGGTCATTCATTTATCGATGCATCTTATAAATTGGGAGATGCTGTTGATAAATTAACAGCGATTTCAATGCACTCATTCACAATGGCAGCACTAGCCAAGCAAGGTTTAATTGAAACTGTGCGTGATGCTGATGGTGTGGTGCTTTACAAAACTTTTATGGATCGCCGTGTGATTGTCGATGACGGTATGCCAGTGGATGGTGATGTATTTACCTCTTTCTTGTTTGGCCAAGGTGCGATTGGTTTCCAAGATATTGGTGCACCAGTTGGTGTAGAGACTGACCGAGACAGCCTAGCAGGTACAGATATTCTTATTAACCGCCGTCACTTTGTATTGCATCCTCGTGGCATTAAGTGGGCAGGTGATACAGGTATTGCACCTAATAATGCTGGTCTAGCAACAGCCGCAAACTGGGAACGTGTCTACGATCCTAAACAGATCCGTATTGTGGCATTCAA